GTCGGGCGGATACCAACCGCCTGTAGCGCTTGTGGGTAGTTACTGCGCGATGCGAGGCTCGCCGAAGACTCGGTGACCTTGCACGCCCGAAGAGCCGGCGTCGAAGCCACCTGCCCCGGTGAAGATTTCGAAGATCAGACGCGAGAAACCTTCACCGCTCGCCGGGTTGATCGGAATGCTCCGAGCAACGCCGTTCGAATCGGTAAAGCGAAGAATACCGTCGGTGTCGTACGTCACGTCCACCGTGTTGATGGTCGCGGAGCCGCTGGTCAGGCCGCGAATCTTGAAAGTATAGAGTGCAGCCATTATGGCTCTCCGTGGTTGGGTTGAGGGTACCCCGTATCGCCGGGGCCACGCGAGGCGGGAGGAGCGGCCCGCTTAAATCTTGGAGTAGTCGGAAGCCGCGATCCGCGCCTCGACGCTCCGGCGGTAGCCGGGATCGGTGCGGTACTTCGGATCGTTGACGGCAGCCGCGAGTTCAGTCCGGGTGGCGAAGCCTTGCGCCCCGCCTGTCCCACCAGTACCACCCGCGAGAGGAGTGTTGTTGGTGGAGCCGTTCGCGCTCGTGAAGCGGGAAGCGAGGCCCTGCACCGCGAGCTTGGCGGCGTCGATCGAACCGTTGAGGACCGTCGAGAGGAACGCCTGCTGCTCGTTCGGGTTCAGGTTGGCCTTCGCCCAATCACGGATCTGCTCGTAGTTGGCCTTCCCGCCAACCGCTTCGTAGATCGCACCGGCTCGTTTGTCCGCGAGGGCCTTCTGGCCCGCAAGGATCGTAACGACCCCGTTCGGGTCCATCCCGTGCGCCTTGAGCGCCGCTACGGTGGCGTCCGAAAGCTCGCCGTTGTTCGCGGCGAACTCCTGCGCGACCGCGTTCATCAGCGGGCTCGCCATCGGGTTCGGTTGGGGGGCGGAAGACGCCGCAGGGGCACCGTTGGGGTTCGCGACGTTCTGGACGTTCTGGCGGGTGTGGAAGGCGCGCTCAAGCTCGCCGTGAGCTTTCACCAGCGCGCCCAGGTTGGGCGTGCCGTCGGCGTTCTTGAACTTCGCCGGGACCTCGACGGTCTCGGCCGCAGGGGCGGGAGTCGAGCCGGCGTTCGGCGCCGGGGTCCTGTTCGGGACCGGTGTAGTGGTGTCGCTCATGGGTCTAGTACGAGGTCAAGACGGTGCCGTTGGGGAGCGTGACGCTCGTGCCGACCGGGTTACGCCGGGCCTGCTCAGCTTCCACTTTCGGGTCCACCCGCGTACCTTCTTCGAGGAGGACGTTCGGGTCCGCCTTGGTCACGTCCTCCAGCTTACCGGTGGCGTTCTCGCGCGGCATAGCGCGCGGATCGACCTTCGGCTCGACCTTCGGGAGTTCGGGGGCGAAGGAGTCGTCCTCCAGTTGCGCGCCCGCGAGCGGCGGGGTCGGAACGGAGAGGACGATCTTCTGCGGGGTCTCTTGGTCTTTCGAGGTGACTTTCATGTGCTCCTAGTTATGGCTGTTGAGTAGCTTGCTGCGCAGCGATGGGGGCCATCTCCTGCGCCATCTGAGCCTGCATTGCCTGCTGTTGCTCGGCTTGGAGTTCCTCTTCCGTCTTCACGAGGCCCTTCGGGTCGATACCCAAGTAGGCCGCACGACGGCGGAAGTAGTCAGGCCAATTGACGACGTTTGCCTTGACTTCCGGCGGGCACGTTTGGTCGCCTTGGATGAACTGATCGAGCTTCATCAGGTCCGCGCTACGCCCGAGAGAGTCCACGCCCGTCGTGACGATGAGCTTGATGGCCTTGTCGGGAAGCTGCGGGAGTTCTTGCGCCATGGTCATCTGGTGCATGACCTTGGTGATGTACCGGCGCTGGAACGACTGGCTCAGCGACGAGTAGATACCGCCGAGGCCCTGTTCGAGTTCCGCGCTCATGGTCCGAATCTCTTCGGCCGTGACGCGCTCCCCGTTCCGCTGAATCGCGGTATGGAGGAGGAACACCATCTCCAGGCGCTTCTCGATGACTTGCGCGTGCTGCCCGACCCACTGGAGGTCTGCGTACTTCTCCAGTTGATGCGTGCCGATGTCGTTCGTGTCGCCAGTAACGTAGTCGCCCGACTCGGCGTTGTTGAGTTCGTCAACGTCGGTCGAAGAGTTCGGCTTGACGAGGTGGACGATCTTCGCGGCCGCAGCGGACCCTTGGGCCAGCGCGCGCGAGAGGCCCTCTAGGGTCATGAGGTCGCCGATGATGTCCTCGACGAACGACCGCGCGTAGTCCTCGCCCGGAATGAGCATCGGGGCCAGGACGAACCAGCGGCACTTGTCTTCAGGCTCGAAGCCGCGAGCTTCGGCGACTTCCACGTCGTCTAGCTGCTGCTCGATGTACCACACGCGCTGCCCCTCGCGGGTGCCGAGCCACGTGCGGGTGTAAAGCTGATGGAGCTTCTCGGTGTCGTTCGCGGCGCCGGCTTTCGCCACGCGCGCGCGGTACGCTTCCGGAATCTCCGAGGCGCTCAGCGTCTCGTGCGTAATCATCTCGATGGGCTGGCCCGTCGGAGAGCGCTTCACAACGAAGCGGTCCATGCGGAACATCCGGAGATCGGCCGAGTTCTTCTCGACCATCAGCAGGACGTTACCGGCCACCAAGAGGTACTTGAAGGCTTCCCCGAGGACGGTACGCGCCGTGCTGGCGTCGATCTTGAGATTGATGGCCCGCTCGACACGGCCGAGCGCCTCGTCTACCTCACCCCGCAGGCCCTTCTGGCCGGCGATCTGCTCCAGTTGAATCTCGTCAATGTCGAGACGGAAGCAGGACGTGGTAGACGACGACGGCGGAAGCATCGTCATCGCGAGCTTGGACGCGAGGTTGTTGACCCCGCGTGCCCCGACCGCTTGGTACGGCGTGGAGTAGACGGTCGAGACCGTATCGCCCTCACGCGGCACGAGCCGGGGAATGGTTACCTCCGCGCACTCGCGAGCCCGGTGAAGGGGCTGCGTACGGGCACTCTTGAGTTTCTCGTAACGGCTTCGGAGGGAGGTGTCCATGGATTACCGCGGGACGAACAGGCCGGCGTCGCCGACGGCAAAGGTGTTCAGGCCGCCGTACGCACCGCCCGCGTTCTTGTTGCGGACGTTGAAGGTTGCGTTGGAGAGGTCCGTCAGGAGGTCGGGGTTCTCAGCGCCCGCGCCCATCGAACCGTTCGGCGCGGAGTTGTCGCCGCCGAAGATACTGAGCCCTTGCTGCACGAGGTCCCCGGCTTTCAGGAGGTCGGACCACCCGAGAGACGAGTTCCACTCCCCTACGCCCATCCCCGGCGTGAAGCCGAGCGTTCCACCGAGGACGGACGCCATGTCGGCGTAACCGCCCATCGTGAGAGCGTTGGACGCAATCTGCGGCGCGGTGCTGAATCCGCCGGTCAGATAACCGCCGGGGTTGAGACCGGGCACCGAAGACTGCGAGACGCTGCCGAGCGTGCCCTGCGAGAAGTCCGCCATCGTGGCGGCACCACTGACCGGGTTGCCGGTGACGAGCGGGTTGTTCCCGTACATCACCTTCGCGAGCAGGGGGTTCTCACCGACCGGTGCGGCGACCGTGGGGGCGAGAGCGCTGCCCAAGGCGCCACCGAGCCCGTAGAGGCCCGCGAGGAACTTCGCCTCAGCAGGGGCGCCGAACGTCGCGGCGCCCATCGCGGCGGCTGCTCCGCCACCCGCCGCACCCATACCGGCCGCGATAGTACCCGCGAAGGGAGCCGCTACGATCCCGATAGGCCCCGCCATGGTCTGGAACCAATTCGAATGGTCCTGCGCGGCCGTGTAGGTAAGCTCATTCGCACGGCCTAGTTCCCACGCCATCTCGGGCCGGAGCCCGTATTGCGCGGGGTCGATCCCTTGCTCTTTTAGGAAGTCGTACGCGATACCGACCGGCGTCGCCGCGCTCATGGCGCGGTTGCGAAGGTCTTCCTGACTGTTCGAGGCGTACGGCGAGACGTTGTTAGCGAACCAACCGTTGCTGATGTACTGCGGCGTCGGATTCCAACCGCCTTCGAACGCGCCCGAGTCCTGCATGGACGTGTTGCGGGCGATCATGTCGCCGAGGAGGGCCTCGGCGTTCGGCACGGTCGCGAGCATCTGCTCCAGATACGGGACGTATTCGTGTCCGTAGCTGGACCACTGCTTGAGGAGATCGGAGATAGCCATAGGGAGGGGAGACCCTCCCGAGGACCGGAAGGGTTACTTGATGGGGACGACAGTGGTGCGGTCGAGCACAGGGCTCGCTCCGCGCAGCTTGAGGAACCGGATACGGTTCGCCCGCAGGGCGCGGACGAGGTCGCGTTGCGCGGCCCCTATCACCATGTCGAGGTGAGGCATCCGAGGGTCAGGAGAGCGCTCCGGATAGAGCGCATCGAGGGCGTCGAGGAGTTCGTCCGTGAGGAGCGCTCCGACGCGTAGGGCGTCGTCGTGGGTTGCCATATGGGAAGGCCCGGGGAAGGGCACCAAATAAGGAAGGAAGCCCCGATCCCGTAAGGGGACCGGGGGCTTGGGTCACTGCTTCGGCAAGTGTTCGACTTCAGCCAGAGGAACCGATCCGGCCGCGTAGAAGCCACAGGCGAACGCAGGGCAGTCAGGCTGCTCCGTGAGGACCGCGTTGATCCCAACGAGCACCCAACGACCCCCGCGCAACGCGAAGGTCCCGCCGCCCGAATCACCAGGGACGAGGACGGGGTCGAACCAGATGAACCGGCGCCAGTTGCCCAACTCGCGCAACTCTTGCTCATAGACGGACAGGCCAACGAGGTCTGGATAACCCACACCCTTGACTACGCCGGGGCCGCGGAGGTGGCGCAGACCGTCACCGCCATAACCGAAGGCGACGACGGTCACATCGGGAACCGGCGCCTGGAGAGCAACGGTGGCGCAAGGGCACGAAAGCCCAGGCACCGTCAGCACCGCGGCGTCCGAGTTCTTGGACGGTTGCGAGTAGAGAACCCACTGACCGCCAACCTTGTCGATCCCGCCTTCCGTCAGGCAGTGCTTGGCTGTAAGCGCCTTGGCCGGCGCGATGACGACGGCTGAGCAGATTACGTTGGGGTTTTTGCTGTTGGTCGCCTTGCGAACCGTTGCGGCCGCTTCGACCAGAGTGGACGACGCGGTAACTTTCGGTGTCGAAAGGATTCCGACAGCGAAAACCAAGGTCATGATGATGAAGAGGATGATCCGAGGGTCGAGCACAGTTACCCTTTCAGGATGTGGTAGATGAAGCCGAGATTGGCGAGCGCGTAGCCCGCCCACATGGCACCAAGGCCGGGGCGCCCGGCGTTCCACTCAGAAACACAGACGCCGAGGTAGATAAGCGAGACGAGGGCGACGAGAGGGGCGCTCAAATTAACCCCACGGGTCCGCGCGGCCGCCGTGAAGAAGCCACGCGAGGCCCCCGAAGATCGCGATGAGAACCGCAGCGACCAAGAGGTCGATCAGGATTTCGGTCATGCGGCCTCCTTGTAGCGGTCGTCGTCGGCCGCGTACTTCTCCGGATGGAGCGTGTACGACAGCAGGAACAGCACACAGCACGCCGCGTGCGCCAGATGGGACAGGCCGGTCTCCTCGTCCTTGTCCACGCCACGCGCCCACGCGAACAGGTGGCGGAATGCGGCGCCGAGACAGCGCGACCACTTCAATCCGCCGCGCCAGTTGTGGTCGGCGTACTTCTGCGCGCCGAACGTCAGGACCTTCCCGACTTCCTCAAGGGCTTCGAAAGGGATAAGGTCGAGACGGTTCTTCCCTTCGTCCTTCTTGGTTCCCTCACTCATTTGACCTCCGCAAGCCGCTGGCGCCGGCTCAAGCAAGCGTTCAGCGCGATACGAAACGTGTTCCTCACGACCTCGGGAGTTCGCGGGTACACCAGACCTTCCAGGCGTGCGTGAAGACGCTTGTCCTCCAGCGTCTCGTACTCACGCCCGGCGAGCGCGTCCACCACCGCCGTCGAGGGCGCCATGTAAAGCCGCGACTCGTAGCAGTACGCGAGCCCGTCCGCCTTCTTCACCTCCGGGACCATCGTCACGGGGATGTTGAATTTGAGCGCGATGGCCGCCCACAGACGCTTTTCGAGCTTCTTGTAGTCCGGCATCAGGGACTTCGCGGGACTCGGAACGTCCCCGATGTACGCCTCCGGGGCGTCGTGAAGCAGCCCTTGAAGCAACGCGTTGGGGTCCGTCACACCTAGCGCCTGCTCCATGATCCAACCCACGATGATGCTGTGCTGGAGCACCGAGTACGCTTGCGGGCGGCCGTCGAGGAACGTGGCGCCAGCGAAGCGATTGGTCAGCGAAAGCTGCGCGATGAGATCGCCCGTGTGAATCTGCGAAGGAAGCGGGCGCGAGAAGTCGATCAGCGCGCCGCTTGAAGTCGTCTTAACATGCTTCCAGTTGAACGCGGTCAAGGCTTCCTCTTGAGCATTCGGTTGATGGTGGTTGAGGCGTCGTTGACGCCCGCCGTGTAACCGCGGCGGTGCCCTTCGAGAAGAGCGGCGCGGAGAATCGTCTGCTCTCGCGGCGTGATATACGTTCGCCCGAGAGAAGCGAGCACCGCCCGCTCCGCTTCCCGTTGTTCCACTACGTCGTCTCGGGGGGCGCCCACAGGACCACCTTCTTCGCTTTCACGTCGTAGTCACCGTGACGCAGGATTCGGGCTAGCCGCGCTTGGAGGAGCGCGTCGTCTTCCGTCTGCCCTCGCGCGATGAAGGCGCCCTTAACGGCGGCCCATAGATCAGGGAGAGTGAAACCACCTTCAAGCAGGACAGCCGCCTTCGCCGGGCCGACGCCGCGCAGACCGATGAAGCCATCCACCGGGTCGCCAGTGAGCGTCTGCGTCATCCAGAAGTAGTCGGCGGCCGCGGGCGACGTGACGCGCTTCGCGTCGTGGTACGGCGAGTAGAGCCGCCCCGGAACGCCCCGAAGGTCCTTGTCGGACGTGACGCCGATCACCGTGTCCTTGGTCGGACGCGTCATGAACATACCGATCACGTCGTCCGCCTCTAGAGCAGGGAACTCCACGGTCTCGTAGGTCCGCTCCAGCGCGTCCACCACCGTCCAGAAGTGCTCGGGCTTCTCGGTGCGCGCGCTCTTGTAGGCCGGGTATAGCTCCCGGCGGAAGAGGTTGCGGTCCCGGCAGGACAGCGCAACCTTCACGCGGTCGGCGCCCACCTTGTCCCGCCACGTGTTGATGAGGTCGTTCGCGGCCTGGACGGCCTGGGCCGAGGTGCCGAGCGTTGTCGGTTGACCGTCACCCCAATCGACTTCCTTGGAAGTCCCTGTGCAGCCCTTGTAGGCAGCCTCGTCGCCGTCGATGATCGCGAGCCTCATTCGGACACCGGCATGAGTCGCCACTTCTTCTTGCGGCAGTACGCCTTGAACTCGGAGAGCGCCATCTGCTTCTCCACCACCCACGCGAGAATCGGGGCCGAGGTCGTCGGCTTCCCGTTCTCGAACACGATGCCGGCGACGAAGTGATCCGCCGCCGCACACCACAGACGCGTCAGTGCGTTGCTGCCCATGAGGCTCCCGTTTGGAAACTGCCCGCGAGGGGGCAGCGAAGGTTGAAGTGCTCGCCCGCTGCGGTGATGCACTCAACGAACGTCCTGCCGAGGAACTCGGCGTGCTCTGCGGGTGACTCGATCTGAACTTCGTCGTGGACGTTGGCGCAGAACCCGTAGTCCACGAAGTGTGTGAGGCCCGAAGCGGCGTAACGCTCGTAGGCGAGCACCGCCGCCTTCTTCATCACAATGGCGCCGCCGCCCTGGAGAAGTGAGTTGAGCGCAGCGTGGGCGGAACGGATGTTGATGTGCCCGCCGTCGAGGGTAATGAGATAACCCCGCGTAACGGCGCGCTCAAGGGACTTCCGGAGTTCCCCGAGTCCGACGATCCCCGTTTCGAGCTTGCCGCGAGCATCAGCGCCCAAGTCCGCCGCCGTGCGCTTGACGACCTTCCCGCGTTTGTTCGTCTTGAAGAGATGAGGAGCCTTCTCAGGCGTGTAGGCGTCATGCTCCAGGGCGTCCTCGATGATGATGAGGCCGAGCTTCCCGTCACCCGCGCCGTACAGGAGCGCGTAGATGACCCGCTTGGCGTTGTCCCGCTTGATGAGGCCGACGATCTTTCGCGTGAGCGAGTGACAGTCGGTTTCCGCTTCCTTGGTCCCTTCGACCACCGAGCGCGCGTACGCCCCGCCGTCGTACTTGGCGAGGTAGTGCGCGAGCATCCGAAGCTCCAGCCCGTCCGCGTCGGCGCCGGTCAGAACCCATCCGGGCCGAGGACCCCACACGGCACGAAGACGCGTGTCCTTTTTGTCTACGTTCGCGGTGTTCGGCTTGGAGTGGGTGCAGCGACGCGTGACGGCGCCGCAGGAGTTGACGTAGCCGTGGACGCGTCCCGTCTTCTGGTCCACGTGCCAGAGCCAACCGCCGCCACTCCCGTCCTTCTTCTTCGGCGCAGCGATCTGCTTCCACATTTTCGACACGCGCATGAATCGCGCGAGCAGCTTCGCCTCGGGGTAGGGGAGTTCCTTGAGAACGTCCTCGTCCGTCGCCGGAATGCCGCTCTCAGTGAACTTGACCGGCTTCCACCCGTGCTTGCGGATCAGGCGCCGACCGATCTGCTGGCCGCTGCCGGGGTTGAACTCCTCGATCTCGACCTTCATGAACGAAGCGCCCTTGGCGTAGCCGAACCGGCGGTTGTCTGCCTTCGGGGTTACGACCTTCCCGGCCACATAGATCGGAGGGAACGCCGCGCGAAGGTCGTCGGTGATCTGATTAAGTTCGTCCAGGCACTCGGCGGCAATCATCTGCGCGGCCTGTACGTCGAGCGAGAACCCGTTGCGCATCTGGAGCGCGATGAGTTCTGCGAACTGATGCTCTAGCTCGACGGCCTCTCCCCAACCGGCGACTCGGTGGCGAACGTCCCGCCAAAGGCGGAGGGTGATCTCTACATCCCGCGCGCAGCGGTCCTCGATCTCCTGGGTCCAGACCGAGTAGTCGGTGATCTCGGTGCCGATCTTCGGGATTCCGTACTTTTCACCGTAGGCTTCGATGCTGTGTCCACCGTTCCGGTCGGGGGCGTACAGCCGCGCCATGACCATCGTGTCGAAGCGCTTCTTGGCCTTGAACCCGTGGAGGCGGGCAAGCACGGGGAGGTCGTAGCCGACCCCGTTGTGCGCGACGACCTCATCGGCCATCGCGAGACGTGCAATGCCCGCCCCCACAGCAGCGCCCCGGTAGCGCTCGATCTCCCCCGTCTCCGCGTCCGCGACGACAACGCAGTGAATCGTCGTGGCGGCGTCAACGAAGCCGTCGCCTTCAACGTCAAAAACGAGTGTCGTCATGGTGCTCCTATCGGAATCGGGGGGAATGGCGAAGCAGCTTGACGATCTGACCTAGGTCGTCTTCAGTGAAGTCGCCCTTGAGGAAGTTCCAGAACGCGCAGACGACCTCGATGTTGTCAGGGGTGTAGCCCCGCGCCGGATCGCGGCGGTCTAGCGTCGGGGCGAAGGCGCTCCCCGCGTTGAAGTTGAACAGCGCACCGGTCGCCGCGCACTGTCCGGTCTGGAGCCCACTGAGAACGTCATCCCGAACTAGGGTAAACTCCAGTCCCTTCTTTTTCGCACGGGCCTTTGCGCTGTCGTAGAGGACTTGCGCACGGCCCTTCACCGTCTTTCGGTAGCGCGCTTGAGACTCAGAACTCATCCGCGACGGCCTTCAACGCCTCAACGCCGTCTTCCGCATCCACTTCGGTAAGCCGGCCGGTGTCTTTCGAGTACCGCAAGTAGCACGCAACGCCAGTGTCGCCCGTCAAGCGGTCCTTGAGAACGCGGATCGTGGACGTGTTGCGAGCGTTAACATCCTCCGCTTGCTGGTCCCGCTCCAGCGCGAGCACGGTGTCGGAAAGCTGCGCGATGGCCTGCGAGCCCCGAAGGTGCGCGAGAGAAACCTCATGGCCGTCCTCGTGCCCGACGTTCTGGTTACCCATTCGCCGGAGGTGGACGACTACGAAGATGGTGGCGCCGGTCTCCTCGACCAGCGAACGCAGCTTCGTCATCACCACGTCAATCGCCTTGCGCTCGTCGTCAATCTCCAGACCGGAGACGACGATGGACAAGTGATCGAGCAGAATGAACCGAACACCGAGCGCCTTGACCATGTAGCGGACGCGCGAGAGCAAGAGGTCCGGATCGAGCGATCCGAAGTGAGAGTAGGCGTACATCCGCCCCGAGCCCACCGTCTTGTCGAACGCTTCGCGTATCTCCTGCGGGCTCGCTTCGACCCCTGGAAGGTGCAGCCTCCGGTTCAGGTACATCCCCATATACCGGCGAGCGGTGCGCGGGGTGTTCTCCTCCAGGCGTAGCTCACCGACCGTGTGGCCGAGGGTGACCGCGAGGTGATACCCGATCTCCCCGGTGAACTCCGACTTGCCCGCTCCGGTGCCGGCGGTGATCGTCACCAGCTTGCCCGCGTGGACCCCGTGGAGTTTCTCCGTTAGGCCCCGGAAGGGGTACGTGAGCCCGAGGGCAGGCGCTTCCTTCACGTCGTCCCACACGTCAGCCAGAGACACGATGCCGTCAGGGCGGTACGGCTTCGCCTCCCACGTTGCGGAGGTGACGGCCTTAACCCCTTGCGTGAGCAGGAGGTCGTTGGCGTCTTTCTCGGTGACGCGGACAACCTTGACCTTACCAGGCGCGAAGAGGTCCACGCACGCCTCGATGGCATCTCGGCCGGGCTCGTCGTTGTCGAACCAGAGGACGACCTCGGTGAACGATTCGAGCCATTCGAGGTTCGCAGCGAGCGCCTTGTAGGCACCAGAGGCTCCGTTCGGTAGGCTGACCACAGGCCAGCTACCGATTGCCTCGGCCACGCTCAGGCAGTCGATCTCACCCTCGGTGACGATGACGCGGCGGCCGCCTGAACGGAAGAGGTGCTGCCCGAAGAGGAGCTTCCCGAGCTTCTTCCCGTCTCCAAGGACCGTGAAGTCCTTGTCAGGGAAGCGGACCTTCTGTGCGACGACTTCGCCGGTATCGGAAACGTAGGGCGCGATTTGAACCGGTCGGTTCTTGAACGTCCCGACTTGATAGCCGTACCGCTTGCACGTCGCTTCGCTGATGCGGCGCTTGGCGAGCGCACGGCAGGCGCCGTGAAGTAGGCCAGCACGAATACGCGGAACGCTTCCGCCTCCCGCAGAGTCAACGCGCTTCGCGTCCTTATCCGTCTTTCCGCACGAGAAGCAGTGCCCGTGCCCGTCGTCGTAGACGTGGTAGGCGTCGGACGACGCGCAGTGAGGGCAGGGCAGCTTGGCGTCTACCACCTCGCTCACTGCTTCGCCGCCTTGCGCTTCGCGCGGGCCGTCTTACGGGCGGTGTCCTGCTTCTCCATGGTCCGGAGAATCGTGGCGACGAGCGGCGTGGTGACGGCCTTGTTGGTGATCTTCGCGGCCTCGAAAGCCGCACGCATAGCTGTCTTCATGGGTTCTCCGGTCGAGGTCTAGCTGGTCGGTGTGTACTGCCGGCACCGCTCCGCGAAGCGGTTCCACTCCAAGAACTCCCGCTGGCCGACAAGGGGGGCGTTCGTGTCCGGAACGCGAGCACCCTTGCCGCACCAAAGGGAACCCCCACGGCCCCCGTCGGGACTGCCGCGCTCACGCGTGTCGAACGCGCAGAACCGACAGAGGACGCAGAGCTTCATCACTACGCCGCCTTACGGTACGAGTAGCGGTTGTCGTTGAGGAAGCTGTTCGCGTTCTCCATGATCTTCGACGGCGGGCACTTCGGCGCGTCCGGGTGCCAGTAGCGGGCGTAGCTCTTACCGCTGGCGTCCTTCCTCATCTCGGTCACGACCGGCAGGCCGTAATCCCGAATCTGCTGGATGCGCGCCGACAGGCGGAACACGCGGTACACGGTGATCGCCTCCATCGTGGAAATCGAGCCGTGCGTTTCGAGGTGCTTGAGAATCGTCTTGGCCTGCGGGGTCATGCGTGCTCCTCTGGATTGGCTTCCGTGACTTCGAGAACGACGCGCGGGTTAACAGCGTCGAAGCGCTTGGTGATCGTCGCCTTGACGATCTGATCGTCGTCTACCCACACCCCGCCCTTGGTAGCCGCGTCGAACACGGCCTTGGCGAAGTTGTCAACGTCGCCGCGCGGGAAGAGACGCTTGGTCGTCTTCGGCCGCTCGGCGTAGATGAACAGGCGAACAGCGACGGGGCCTTCGATGGGTGTTGCAGGCTTCTGCTCCGCGAACCCTTCGGTCGCACGTTGCAGCCACGTCTTGTACGTCTTGGGGTAGTAGCTCCAGCCTTGCCGGGTGACGCGCGGTCGGGCGGCAGGTACCGGCGGGAACGCCAGTACCGCCGACCACGCCGGCTTAGAACTCGTCCGCGTCATCCGCCTCGCCTGCGGCGTTGCCTTCGGCTTGCGACTCTTCGTCCGAGGCCTCGACGCTGAACGCATCCGAGTAGTCCGCCTTGGGCCGAGCCTCGATCTGCTGGACCGCTCGGAGTTGAAGGGTCACGCCCTTGTTCTTGCCCGACACGTAGGGAATCGCAGCGAACGCCACTTTCACCGTATCGCCTGTCTTCACTACGTCTTCGAGTTCGTTCTTCTCCCGGTCGATCATCTGGATCGGGAACTTCGACTTGAAGGTGACGAGGAGCTTGCCCGCGAACTCGTCGCGGACTTCCTTCCCTTCCTCGGCGCGGTCCTTGTTCTGCTTGTCGCCGTCCTTCACCGGGAACGAGTCGGCCTTACCGCCCGCCGCCTTGTGCTCGGTCTTGATCTTCGCGACGAACGCGTCCACAGCGTCGTCATCCTTGTCGAGGACGAGCGTGAGCTTGTACTTGTTGTCGGCGTACTTGCCTTCGGTGTCGGGCTTCGCGAGGTGCGTGAACGCGGCCTTACCGACCGGCGAGACTTGCGTGGGGTACTGCTTGCGGGTTGCCATGGGTCTCCTATAGTTCTATGTCAGGGCGGTAGATGACGCGACCGCGACGGAGGTCGCGAGCGATCTGCTTGTGCCCGGTGTGTGGAACGCGGTACTTGCTGCGGTCCCGCCAGTAGTACCGGACGGGATGGAAGAGAACGACGGGTCCGGTGGGGGTGGCGTGCTCGATCTGTACGCCGAAGAACTCACCAATGACGCCCCCTCCGACGATCTTGGGGTCAGCGGGAGAAGGGGAGATCACGGGAGAATGAGACCGTCGGAGCACCACGCCTTCACGTCGAAGCTCGGGCACGCCTTCGCGACTCCAGGGATATCCCGGTGCCCGACGACGCTAGCCTTGGGGTATCGAGTGCAGAGGTCCGCCAGCAGGCGGCGCAGCGAAGACCACTGCGGCTGCGCGAAATCCGGCGCCGGCTTCCCGGACGCGTCGAGCCCACCTACGAGGCAGACACCAACGCTGATCTGATTGACTTGCTCAGCGTGAGCGCCGACGGCGTGCTCCGCGCGACCCCTCTCGATGGTCCCGTCGCGCCGGATGACGTAGTGGTAGCCGCAGCCAATCCACCCGTTCTTCCGGTGCCACGCGTCGATCTCACGGGCGCCGATATCCTGATCCGGCTTGGTGGCCGCGCAGTGGACGACGATGTAGGACGTTTCCTTCCGCGGCATCGGGTTGATCCGCCGGAGGAAGAGGTCCGGTTCTACTACTTGCACGGAACGGCCATCGCGGGGCGCAAGCCGGCGCGACACTCCCGGTAGAGTTGGTCGAGAACGCTCTCTTCCAGCCGATCCACGTTCACGCCCGAGGCTTCGAGCGTCAGGCGGGTGACGGTCGTGATCGAGCGGTGCTCGCGCACCTCGCGGATCACGGTGGCGCGCGCTTCGCGCATCGAGTTCATTGCGGGTCCCTGATTTCGTTGTCGATGAAGTCGCGGAGCGCGGATCGCTCGCGGGCAAGGTCACCGTTACGGGCGATCTGCACGCCCCGGTCGTAGGCGAGGCCCGGCTCGATGCCGAGGCGTCCGCAGAGTTCCGAGAAGGCGACGAAGATGGCCGCCGCCTGCATCTCGGGGGCAAGGTGCTGGTTCGCGGAGAAGGCGCCGACCGCCGCCTGGACGACCCCGCGGGGGTCGGCGATGTAGCCGGTCTTGATTCGGGTTTCCATGGGTGTCCGTTAGTTGGTTGGTTGGTGCTTCTGGGGAAGGGCACCTTTTAGGAGAGCGGCACGCCGCTAGAAGGTCGGCGTAATAGAACTGCGACAGCGCTTTCATAATGCCGATAGCGGAAGTGTCAGGCGAAGAAATACTCAGAGGACTTAACCGACGCCACGTCGAGAGTGCCCTTCTGCGGGAGGGGCGGCAGCACGGTCCCCTCCGGAAGCTGAGCGAGCAGTCCGTCTCGGAACTCAGCAAGCACGTCCCGGTCTGCGTAGAGCCACACGAACGCCTCGCGCAGCGCGGACGCCAGCTTGTCCACTTGGCCCGCGTGCGTGCCGAACGAGTCGTGGACCATGGCGAAGCTAGTCACCCCGTCGCGCAGGCAGAAGTCCACCGTCGCGGTAAGGTGTGCCGCGTCCATCGAGTGCACGAAGTTCGGCGCCACGCCCGCCAACTGCTCGCGCGCGTTGAGTTCCCCGGTAGGCTCCCGCAGGGTGAGTTGCGCCTGCCGGCCGAACATAGTGACCTTCAAGCGGCTGTCCGCGTACGACTCGTAGGCTTGCTTGACCACGAAGCCAACCGGCGTCGTCCACATTATCGGCGCCCCCTTCTCAGTCGCCTCGCTCGCCGCCTTGGCGCACGCCTGGAGGAACGTCATCGCACGGCTCGCCGCCTTGACCACGATTCCGATAGCGGCAGCGTTCACCGACGCGAGATACTTGGCGTCATCGAAGTCGGCTTCGAAGGGTAGTTGGTCCGCGATCTCCGCCAGGAGCGACCGAAGCTGTCCGCGCATCCCGTAGGCCGTGACGGCATAGGGCACCGTCATGGTGTTCCTCTTGGTCAGCTTGCGCCCGAGCTTACCCGCCATGATCGGTAGCCAGCGCTTGGACATCTCGCTGTCTTGGGCCGTCATGATCTTTACCGCCTCGTCCGCCACCATCCGGTACACGTCCGTCGGACGGTCGTTCGGGGTCACGTTAACCGCAGCGGCCGACTCCTCGTCCCGAAGCATGGCGGCGAAGTTCTGGAGCCCGTTGCATGAGCCGTCGAGCGATACCGGCAGTGAGGACATAAACTCGTCCTGCGTCCCGCCGTTCGCCACGTGGCGGTCGAGCCGCACCCACTCCTGCGCGGCCGCGAGGAACGCCCAAGGCTTTTCGGTCCACGTCGTCTTCCAGAACTCCAGACCTTCCCCAAGCGGGTCGTTGCCGACTGAGAGGATGCGTGAGTAGTTCTCCTCGACCCACGCCACGCGCTCCGCGAAGGGAACCTTATCGACCCCCGCCGAGTTCGCAAGGTGGACGGCGAGCCAGAAGGCCCCGTTAGGGCCGAGAGTCTTCGCCTCCGCGAACGTGAGCAGCGACCGCTGCGCGTCATCCCCCTGCGGGTGCAGGAACGCGGCGACCGGGTACATCCGGCCCCGGAAGTCGTACTGCCACGGGAAATAGATCGCGTCGTAGGCAGCGAAGCGAGTCGCCATGCTGACCGTCATACCGACGCCGATCCGCTGCGACAGAGTGCGGGCGTTCGTGTCGTGGACTTCCTGGGACTTGATGCGCCACTCGGTCACGCGCGGATCGTCACTCGGAGTTTCCTTGTCGAACGTCTTCGCAGGGACGGGGACGGGCTCACGCTGCGGCAGGCCCGCGATGGCGTTGTCCAGTTCCCACGCCTTCGCGAGCACATCAAGGACGCCTGTGTTGATACGCCACCCGGTCGCTTGCACCGCATTGATCGCGTCGTAGGCGTTCTGGCTAGGTTCCTCGTACTTCTTCGGACCCTTGATGAGACGCAGGCGCGTGATGTTGGATGTGTAGTAGCCGCCCGCCTTGAGACCTTCCCACGCCTTCGGCGGGCAGACCATCGGCAGCGCAGCGGGCACTATGCGTTCGCCGTGCGCGTGCGCGGCGCGCAGCCACTCGACCAGCTTCTCGGTCGGAACGATGATGGCACGGGTGCGGCGACCAGTGCGGACCTGCTCGATGCTGAACATTTCGCCCGCCACCTGGGTCGCAAGCTCGATTAGCAGCAGACCGAGGCGGATACGGTCACCGAGCCGCCACTTGACGGACTTGATCTGGAGCTTGCCCGAGAGGCCGCGCACGATGAGGACTTGATACTCGTCCGTCTTGGTCGCGAGCTTCCGCTGGAGATGTCGGTATAGACCCGGCGCTTCTTTCTTCCACCCGTCGAAGGTCAAGGCGGACTCGATACGGGACCCGATGGTGTTCGACACTGCGGTCAGCGCGGGGCGGGTCTTCGTCCCGAAGGTCTGGATAAGCGCTCGCAGGGTCACGTAGGCCAACGCCTCAGGCACCCACGCCTGCACCATGGGCAGGGCGGACGGGTGGCGGTTGGCCCGCCCCGCGGCGGTGCGGTCACGCCACCCCTCGATGGCGAGCGCAAGCTCCTCCACGTAGTTCTCGATGAGGCGCACTCCGGGGCGCGTGTCGGCGTCCCCGAGGCGCTCCAGTCGCTTGCGGTACTGCGCGATGCCTAGGTCGGTCGCCTCGCGCTCCAGGGCTTCCTGCTGCTGCTGTAACGTCGTCGTCAAGGTATCTCCTCGTAGCTCGTTACGTACTCTTAAGGTGCTCTTAAGGGAGCGGGGGCCCTGCCCCGGGGAAGAGCACCAAATAGAACCCCTTCACGGCGTAGGGGTATCGAACGCGTCCGTCACGTACGCCTCTTGGGCCATCTGGCGCTGCCCGTCTCGGTCCACCAAGACGACATACCCGCCCTCGATGGACTCGACCCGCCCCTCGATCCACTGCCACCCCCGGCCCCTCGGAAGGGTCACTTCCACGGTCACGCCAGGGCGCCCAACGGCGTCTTGAAGGAATCGCTTTACTGCTCGCTTCATGTTGTCTCCAGGGTGGACTACGAAACGGAACCTCGTAGTATAGCATCACGCTGCCGTTATCGGCATCGTAATCGAAAAAGAGACCCCTTGCGGGGCCTCACCGAGTCACGTAACGTTCTGTTTTTCATCCTGTCCGACCAGATGGAGCTTCTGCTCGGGCACGTCTCGGGCACCAGCCGGTTGCACAGCAAGCCCCTCATCTGTTTCGGCTTTTGACACAACTTCCGCCCCCTCCAAGTGGCACAACGCCGGCACAGGGGGCCGGAGGGCGGCCGTAAGGCTTGCGCTAGGCGCTGGCACACTCACGGCACAGACCGCCGCCTCAAGGTGCCGAACGTCCACGTGGGAGTAGCCCGCCGTGGTCGTGATCGAGGCGTGCCCGAGCCACACCTGCGCGACCCCTATCCCATAGGCCGCTACCAGCTTCGTTGCGACCGTGTGCCGGAAGGTGTGCAGGACCGCTTCGGGGTCCCCTGCGAGCCCGAGAGCCGCCCGCATGGCCGTCCAGCGGTCGTGTATCTCGGTCTTGCTGAGCGACCACACCCGGTCGCGGAGTCCGCCCCCGACCGCCTGGAGCCGGTCAGCGATCGCCTCTGCGACCGCCGGGGGCGTCGGGATGGTCCGCGCCTTGCCGCTCTTGGCGACCTCCGAGCGGACCGTCAGCCGCCCGGGGGCTACGTCCCGGCGCTCTAGCTCGTGCGCTTCGGAGAAGCGGAAGCCGGTCCCCGCCAGGACGGTCAGGAAGGCCGTCATCTCCCGGTCCCCCCGGTCCCGATGCCACGCCAGGAAGGCCGCGACCTCGGTGTCCGAGTAGGTACGCTGGCGCCGCTTGCGCGGTTGCCGGGCGACCGTGAGCTTGGGCAGCCCGTGGACATCCCGCAGTACCCCGACGATCGAGACGGCCCCGTTCACCTGAGTCGCCCCGAGCCCCCTCCCGACT